ATTAGAAAGAGTGTCATCATCACTATCAGGTGGTCTAATATAAGGAAAAGGGTACATTCCACTACTACTACCTGTTCCATCCCACGAGGCTATAGTACTACTATCATCACCACTATCACTGAATACGCTACTAGCACTATCACCTTCTTTTTCATATCCACGTCGGCTGAACCTTCTTCTTTCAGCAGGACGAAATGGTATTCCTCTGGAACTTCTTGAACTTCTTGAACCCCTTGAACTATAGCTGTAATCATCTGGTTCAAGTTCACCAGACGATACAGTACTGTCATCACCTCTAGCACCGCTGTAAACACTTGTAAAATCATCACCTCTTAATAATCCTTGATCTCTTAGTTGAAGTAATAATCTGTATTCTTCTCCAGTCCATTTTTGCCTTTCACTACCATCAGCTCTACCTTCAGCTCTACCTTGAGCTTGACTTCTTTTTGAAATAAATACACTTTCAAGATTAGTTTCGTATTCGTTTCTTTGGAGTTTTCCAATAATTTCGTGAGCTTCATACATATTTCTCAAGTATAATTCTATTAATCGTTCTACTGCTGGAACTCCAGCACCACCTATAATTCTTAATTCTGTTAACATTTGACCTAATCCCTTGTTAAATCCAGTTTCCGAGTTAGCTCCGAAAGATCTGTCAACATCACCGAATAGAGAATTAATTTTGGATAGATCTGCTGAACCTACAATAGGTCTGCCAGTTTCTCTCGTTTTATCAGATAAGTTACCAGAAAGTATTCTTAGCTGACTGGATAAAGTGACAAGCTTTCCTAAACTGCCTATCAAAAGAGAATGTAAATTTCCTTGAACCACACTTTCATCTCCTTCAATGTACTCATCTTCTCCTATCTGAGTAGGCAGACCAGCATCAACAGCAGAAATAATACTTTCTACAGTAGATTTGGTAAGGTTCATTGTAAGTAATTGTAATTGTAAATTCTGTACGATCGTTCTATAAGCATTCTTAAGTTCATCTATAACTTGTCCTGATTTAATAGCTCTTTGCTCTTCACTTTCAAAACCTTTTTTTGCTCTTTTCATTACTCTACTTTTCGCAACATTTTCGCCTTGTAAAGATACTTCTTGGTAATGGGGGATCATATTATATTATATATATACATTTTAAAATATAATACTATTTAATTTCTAAATAAATCTAATAAAGTCCGTGAGCTTTGACGTACTTTGAAGCCTCAATCATTTTAAGACCTTTCTCTTTCATTACTTGCTTAACAATCGCAGCTCGTTTAGCTCTGCCATCTCCAGCACCACAGGCAATCATTTTTGGTTTTCTTCCACTGCCTTTGACACCTGTTACATTCTCAGATAAAGCTCCTTTGGAAATCATTTTACCAACAGCCATACCAACAGGCATTGGAACTCCGAATTCTTGTCCTAAAGCACCAATCGCAAGTGGTAACGCTTCACGAGCAGCAATAACTCCTACAGACTTAGCAACAGGGGCAACATCTTCTTTAAAGAATTTACCAGTTTTATTTAATGCTTTCTTTAAATTAAATTTTCCACCAGATCCACCACCAGATCCACCACCAGATCCACACCCTTTAGGTCTGCCTCTTCCACGCTTTGAAACAAAAGGTACAATAGGCATACTATCAGAAGGAAGATCCATACTTACAGCACCTCTGCTGGCATTAGCAACATTTCCTTCAGCTCCAGCCCATTTTTGAAAGCCTTTTACTCCTGTAGCACTTGGATAAACATTTCCACCTTTTTTAGCTCTAGGTTTTCTTCCAGCTCCTTCTGCTGAACTTTCCATCGCACTCATTATAGCTTCTTTCAACATTTCTTTTGCTAAACCTACAGCTTGTTTAGTTCCTTCCTTTCTTACTTCTCTTGCTACAGGTTTAACAATTTCTTCGTAAGTATATTTAGCAACAGGTTTCGCCACTTTACCAACAGCCTTTACAGCACCTTTTAAAGTAAATTTACCAGCAGCAGGGTTAGCCATTGTAGCAAAATGATTGTAAGGAGTGTTACGATTATTAGTACCCATTTGTAAATATTCTCTGTCTTGGTAACCACCAACCAACATTCTATTTGGAAAATGGTCTGGTTGAATATTGGTAGCTACGTATTGAGGTCTGAGGTCAATCCATTCGTCCATTTGTCTTAATCTATCAACAACATCTCTGTTGGAAGGAACATCAAATGTCAAGTTATACGGCATATAATATATATATACATTTTAAAAAATAAATATATATATATTTAATTAAACATCTGTTGATTGAGTTACAAGAATTAAAAACCGAGTAGTAGCATCAGTAACATTATTAACAAGTATTTCTAAAGTTCCAGCAACTGGATCGTAATTTGAATATCCGCAAGTTTGAACGTCGTCATTCTGAACTCCTGTTGAAATCATTGAAACTTGAACTAGAGGATTTGTAATTCCGTAAGTTGCTGGATTTGGAATTCCAGTAACATTTACGTACTGACTTTCAACCTGAAGCACCATTGAATTAGTGTCAAATTGAATTGAATAAAAAGGAGGAGGAGCAGGAAGAGGATAACGATACTGATTCCAAAGTAAATCCTTAATTGACATTATATAAATAAGTGAATATTTTTATTTGTTAAAAATAATAAACAGTACAAAGGCAGACAGGTCTATTAGTTGCCGCTAAATTAATCGCATTAATATACCACGTCATATCACCAGTTCCTGAAGAGTAACTAACATCAGAAAGTTTAATGGAAGGGTCAAATGTCGGACAACTAACGGCATTCTGAGCTACAACCTGAACTGTAAAGTAAACAACAGTAGCTCCTACAGGTAAACTCATATCTTGAGTAACTAAAACTTGGCTACTACCAACCGCTAAAACTGTAGCACTATTTCGGATTGCTTTAACAATAAGAGCAGGAGTTTCAGATCCTGTAGGTATAAAAGATGGATAAAAAGGAGATGTGGGTTGGAGTGGCTGTAAATCCTTGATAGACATTATATATAAATAGATATATATAATTCCTAAATAAAGTTTTATACTGCGACAATTAAATCGTGGTCGCCTCCGAGATACACTCTTTGATTTGTTCCGATAGAGCAAGGAGAGGAGAACCCAGCAGGTGCGGTCTGATAGCCCCAATTAACCGTAAAACTAGCTCCATTATCTGTAACACAGGCAAGATATCCGTAGTCACCAGTTGTATAAATTAATCCATTATTTCCAACCGTAGGAGATGTCAAAGAAGGAGGATTAGTAGGTAAAGTATTAACAGCCCATTTAACAGTTGCTGAAGCTCCGTTATCAACAATAGCAAAAATTCTGGAATTCGCACCAGTAGTAGTAATGTTGGTGGCGTATATAACATCATTAGATCCGATGGCTAAAGCACGAGCTAAACTTCCTGATAATGCTCCACTATTAACAGTCCATTTTAGAGTTCCTAATGCTCCATTATCTGTAACAGCGTATATAGTAACACCACTTGTAAAATAAATAGTTCCATCAGACCCAATAGTAGGATAACCAGCATTAGCTCCAACAGTCAAAGACCATTTAAGGACACCAGCACTTGTAAGAGCGTACAACTGATTACTAGCAGTAGCGTAAATAACTGAACCATCTGATTTTATCCCTAAATAGGTAACAGCACTAACAGGAGGAGAATAAACCCAATTTACAACACCGCTAACATTTACGGAATAAATCTTACCAGTTCCAGATACAAATATTGTTGGAACGCCGTAAATATCGTATTGAATTAGTGGAGGTAAAGGAGCAGTTAGTGGAGTAAGATTAGCAGTCCATACAACAGATGGAGTAACAGTAGAAATATTAGCTACACATTTCATCGTATTTGTTCCAACTCCGTACAATGTATCAACATTACCTAAAGCAGGAGGAACTAATCCAGTAAATCCAGTGTCAACAGACCAAAGAATAGAAGCAGAAGCTCCGTTATCCGTAACAGCTAAAAGTTTTCCACCATCTTCAGCAATATATAAAATACCAGACTCACCAATTACAATCTGATTTTCATTAAAGCTTGAACCAACTGGAGGATTGAAAGTCCATTTTACGGCAGGAGTAGGAGCAGCAACAGCTCCATTCGCTACTGAAAAACGAGTATTTTGATTAGTATCATTAACGTACGACAACAAAGCAGTAGATCCAGATAAAGGAAAAGCAATTAATTCAACAGACCAATCTGTAATATCGGCAGCACCAGTATTAAAAGTAGTAATTATAATCTCACTTGATGTAGCACCATATTCCCAGCAAACCATTCCGAACGGATCAACTCCTAAATAATCTGTTGCGTCGTCTAGGTGAAGTGTAACAACTACTCTGCTTAAATTAATATTTATAGGTGAGAAATCAAAAATTGTATCCTGTAAAGCTTGACCTGCTGTCATCGTAGGAACACCACCAGTAGAGGTAACAGAACGTCTTGAAGATTTAAAAATTTGAGATCCGTAAGAAGGAGGAGGTGGAATAGTAAATGGAAGTGTAATAAAATTAGATGGATACGAAGCTGGTTCTTGAAGTAATCCGTGAATTGACATTATATAAATAAGTGAATATTTTTATTTATATAATTTTAGTGAACTTTTCTAAAGGTATTAAATTTAGAGGTACTTGTGAAGTCTAGAACCCATTTTACCGCCTGAATGCCCCATTCCAACTAGACCAGCATCACTAGCTACGCCGTGAGCTAGATGTTTGGAAGAAATAAAAGGCATTCTTTTAATAGCAGACGACATTGAGTGAGCCATTTTACCACCGATCATTCTACGGTACACAGCTTGTTCCACAGGACGGACATCACGCTTCTCTTTAGCATCCAACACCATTTGTTTAGTCAAAAGACCAGTGTAAATGTTAGAAGAACCAGAAACAGTTGTAAACACACCAGAGTTACAGCAGACAATGACAATTTCAGGTTGGAAAGTAAGATTGGTATTATTTTTTAGCGTGATGTTCGTTTGAAATAAAAATTGCCCTATAGAAGAACTGCTTAAGTAGTCTGCGAGTGAAAGATTTTGAGTAGGAGATAAGATAAGGATAGAACCAGTTGTAGCAACTAATTTTCCAGTTCCAGTTCCAGCAATAGAAGTAGAATTAGCTAAACCAGAGAATTCAGTCCAAGCTTGAGTAGATCCATTAGCAACTGAGATTCGCCACAAATCGTTTTGAGTAGCACTTGCCAAAAGACCTGAAGCATTATTAAAATTACAAGAAATATTTTTGATTTCCAAAAAGGAAGCACTATTTTTAATAGTTTGCTGGGACATTGGAACACGAGCATATATAATGAAATAATCTGGAATTTGATTGAGCTGAATATTTTGAGTGGAAATAGTGGCAACAGCATCAGGAACAAGAGCAGGGTTATTAGTAGACAAACTCAAATAGCGAGGAAATTCGTTGTAAGGTAAAACGTTACGTACAGGAATTAAATCTGATGGTTGAGTAGACAAGAAATTAAAAAGAAGACGAGTACCAACGAAAGGTTGAACGGCGGCTTGAGGAACAGCACCAGTAATAGCAGGGCATCCAAGAGAAGGAACAACAGTCCAGTTATTAGCAGTGGAGAAAGCTCGTTTACAGGTGGTATCAATATTAGCAACAAAATTCATTGTATTAATGCCTGAGAAACCCATCATATTGTAGCAAGGATCACCAAAGATAATAGGAGATAAGAACAAAGGCTCAGTAAGAAGAGCCGATACACAAACAACCCATCTCTCACCAGCAGCACCAGTAGCGATAGAAGATTGGTCTACGTAGTTAGCACCACCAGCCGTAGTGTATCTATAAAGACGGACTACAGCAGGGAAAGCTCCACGAGGAGCTTGATCTACGTCGTAAGATTGGTCGCTAACATTTCCTAAAGGATTGTTGTTAGCACCAACACCATCAGCGTACTCTAAATAACTAGAATCTGGGAAAGTAGGTGTCATTC